TGTCTTTAAACCATGGCTGGTTTAATGAAAGGTGCTGGTTTTTCATGAACAGAACCAGCAAACTGTCGGAGCACTGGGTTGCAGCCCAGATTCTTACTTTTATCATCCTAGGCATGAATGGCAGTAAGCACCGAATTTTTAATGATATGGAGGCTAGTATATCATTAAAAAGAATAAAAAGGACATACTAACGTGGCTATGTTAAACAATATTAGTATGCCAACCCAAAGGAAATACCTTTTTGAGAGATACCTCAAATCTGATTGTTCTGACCAGATAAAGGAAACACTCTATGAACAAAGTAAAGGCGAGTGGAGGTATCTCTAAAAAAGCCCCTATTTCTAGGGACTTTGGTTACCATCAAAAAAAAAACACTATTATGATGACATAAGCCATCCTGATATATACCCTAAATACATATTAGGATGTGGCTTTACTAACAATCCCTGCGAAAGCCAAACAGGGCTGAAATTCGGTAACAAGGCTTCAGACCAACCTTGGAGGGCTTACGCAGCTAAGCGAGCTACCTCGAAAGAATCATCGTTTGCATTTATTTTAACGATAAAAATAGACTCAAACTCTGACGAACAATTCTGGCACTCCGTATAGGACTCGAACCTATATTAATCTGTTTAGAAGACAGATGCCTATCCTTTAGACTAACGGAGTATTATTTTTTAATTAATGGTTCAATGTTATCTAACTCTTCTTGAAATACTTTATTGCTTTTTAATTGACGTATATCTTGCATTACTTGAAAAGTTAATAGAAACTCTGGACTAACATTTAAAACTTTACCTAGCTTTATTGCCATAGATGTTGTTAAAGATGCTTTACCATTTAGAAGTGCACTTACTGTGTTTCGATGAACATTTAAAGCTTTAGCTAAATCCCCTATAGTTAAATTTAAAGGAGTAAGGTAATCTTCAAGGATAAGTTTCCCTAGAGTAGCGTTGTAATTTTGTAGTCTAGAATGTGTCATATAATTTCCTTAATAAGAAAGAGTAACACGATAAATGGAAGATAACTTCCCTCTCATTTCACTCAGATTAATTTAATGTGTTACTCTTTAGGGTAGGCACTAGATACTGCGAGGTATTTAAATAGAGTCATGAGGATATATACCCAATGCCTACCATAAAGAGTGCTAGTTTTAACCAGACTAGCAACTGGACTTTCAACAACAACTTAACTTTCGTTAATTTTTCATTATGGAATGAAACATTTTGTCTTTCGACATGTGCATTATAAAACACTTTATAAAAGGGTCAATAACCCTTCTAAAAATATTCTATTCTAGTATACCAATAACATCTATATTTCTAGCATCAGCTATTTTAATTACTATAAGAATTACTTCTGGTTTAGAAATACATTCTTCAATAGCTGCAATAATGCCTATTACATCTACATCACATGAATAAAGTGTTTTACTTGTTACTAAATCTAATATAAAAATAAAATCTTCTTTAATAAAGTCTTCTTTAGTAAAAGATAAGTAAGTATGGGGTAAGATATGTTTGATAGAAAGTTTCATAAGACCCTTATTATATGTTGGTTTAAAAAAGAGAAGAGAAAACCAACAAAAGAGAAAAGAAAAAACACTTCGTAGTGTAATTCTAATTTTTATCTTGTCAAGCCGTATAGACGTCTAAAACCCCTAAAATTGTACATTTTTTAACATGAAATTTTTTCATGTGAAGTTCGGTTCACATTAGAAAAATTAATGCGAAATTTTAAGTGGTATATATGTACAATGCCTTCACGGTCATCTCGTACTAGCACCGCAGTTAGCATGCCCTTATAAACTGCACTCCACTTCGTTTCGTTTGTTTATGGGCATACGCTAACAGGGTGCTAGTGTCGATGCCCTACAGGCGGTGAATTAGTACGAAGTTGTTTATTATGGGTTTTAATCCAATGTTGAATTAAAGCTACATCGTAATCAGTAAGTATGCCTTGATATGATTCACTATAATTAGTTAATTCTTTAATATAGTGATAATAGAACCATCCATTTAACTTAAAAGAACAATCTGTAGATAAAGGTGATGGTGAAGTAAATATAGCTTCCTTAAGTTTAAGTAAATACTTTGGTTCAATAAAGTTATATCTTTTCAATAATAAATATCGTTGAATTGATTTCGGTAAACCTTCCATTAATAGCATGAATAAACTTAACGCAACAAAGCTAAGTATAGCGGCTAAAATAAATTCCATAGTTCCTCCAAAATAATTAAGCCCCCGTTAGGGGGCTATTGCTATTATTTTTCGGATAAATAAGCGAGTAACAATACTGCAATAATACTGCCTATTGTTACCCCAAATACACCTACTAAGGGTGCACATATAAAAAGTACAAACCCCATAACAGCAATCAGGGTTAATATCTTTTTACACATTATTTAGCCGGAAAGAGTTTACGAGTAGGTGCAGTAGTATGGTTTACATTTGCAACGTTAGAAGGTTTTACACCTAATTGAGCACCAAAGAAGTTTTTAGGTTGCTCTTTAGGTTCTTCCTGTACTTTAGCAGCTTCATTTTCAGCTTGAATAGCTTCAGCATGTTCTACTTCTGGTTCAGGAATAGGTTCTTCTACTGCTGCATCTTCAGTATTTTCTGTTGGTTCAGATAATTGTTTTGAAGCAATAGACTGAATAGCTTTGTCCGTATTTTCTAACATTTCTACATATAACGGATGTGAAGATGCACGTTGTTGTAAAGAATCAGACATTGAATCTACTAGGTCTAATAATGCATCATAGTTTTTATATTGAGCATTATCAGTAAGTAATTCTAAGAATTTCTTCCAATCTTCTAAATCTTGACCAGAAAGTTCTTCATGTTTTACTTTTGGTTCATCTTGTACTTCTTCACGCCATGCAGTATTTGTAGGTTTAACGTTAGTGCTTTCTGTCTTCACTTCTCGTAAGTCAGATACACCTACTACATCAAAATCTACGATAGCAGATAAACCATCTTTACTACGCATACCTTGTAGGTCAAAGCCTTTTACTTTTACAGGATGACCTGTTACAAAGCTACTGATAAACGTTTCAATAGCTTGTTCAATTTCATGTTCTTTAAGTTCTAGTTTCATTCGCTTTCTCCAATTCAATTAAGAGTTCAAGATAGTGTTTAGCTTTTTCTAAATCTTGAACTCCATTTTTATTTTTCCATCTGGTTACGTATTTAATAACGTTACCTTCAAAATAACCAATATTATTGGCATGGATGTATTCTACTGGTTGGATAGCTTGAGATTTGTAATGAGACCCGCCTATTTGCGTCTCTAAAGCTGTTTTTTCCATAATTAGTAGTCTTAGTTGAGTGAAAAGTAAAACCCCCTAGAATCGCTTCTAAGGGGCTTATTTTATTTAAGAGTAATTTCTACTCTAGGATTGTCTTTGTCTACACCGCCATATCTGTATATAACTTCTTTAATGTAAATGTAGTTATCATCAGGTAATTTACCTAACTCTACTAATGCATCACAAAAGTATTTATCTATAACACAACATACATTTGATATATCAGTTTTTCTTAATGAACCAAAGAATACAGTATAAGTAATACTTACTTTATTGAATACAGGAAGTTGCTCAATCTGTTCCTTCATAATAGCTTTATATGAAATCTTGCTATCACTTAGCTTATGATAATGAGCGTTTCTATACTGGTTCAAATTCAGTGTCATTTCTTTGGTTCTAAGGGGCGATATTAAAGTGTACATCAACCAATACCTAATTTACGAGTAGTACCAGCTTTTGCAGAAGCACCTTTGACTTCTTTGAATTTATCATCGGTTTTGTCTTTCCAACGTGCTAACCATTTTTCAGCAAATTCAAATGGAATTTCGTTTGCAGCTTCATCAAAAGTATAAGCTTCACCTGCGTCTGAGATACCGAAGATTTTATCAATATCGTTAGTAAAACGTTCTTCATTTACTGGTTCATATTCACCAGTAGATGGAGATTTTTCACGTTTGTTTTCACGGATATGTTTGATAGCAAGAGCTACTGTTTGACCGAATAATGCAACCGCTGCATTTACTTCAGTTGGAACTTCTTTCTTAGCATCGAAGTTATAAAGCTGTAGTACACGAGTTTCCATAGGAATTTCTAATACACTTTTACCAGCTACTAATGCACATAAGTGGTTAGCTTGGTTAAAGCCAGCTAAGTTATGTGGATTACCATCTTTATCTAAATAGAAGGTATTACCTTTTTTATCTGATAACCAGAATGTAGTGGTGAATGGATATGGGTCTTTACCATCTTGTAAGATGTTAAATTTAACGACTAAACCCATTGCACCGTTCTTAGAAGTAGTACCGTAAGCATAAGCGATTTCAGCTTGATAAATGCCAGATGGAAGTGGTTGATAACCTCCGCCAATACGGTCAGACTTTTCTTCCATTGCTGCTTGGTTTGTTTTTAAGTTGTTAAACATGTTTTTTCCTTAATAATTAACGTAGTTTTAGTTTTGTGCATCAATAAGTTTATCAAAATGGTTCATCACCAGTTGGATATCATTATCAATGTAGGTTTGGTTCAAATCCCATGTACCGAAATCTGAACGAATTCTTCCTAATGCGAAGTCATCAGTTTGTTGAGTAACGAAAGCATATTTAGCTTTACGTTCTTGTGGACTGATAGTGAACTGTTCTGGATTAACAAATTCACCTTCGTCTAAAAGTTTTTGTGCTAAAGCAGTAGGAATTTTAGTCGTATAGATAACATGGTTAAACCATGCTTCATACCCATGCTTAGCTTCTGAGCCTTGCAACGGGACACGATATTGTTTCATACCTGTATTAGGACCTGTCATAACAGTTTCTTCTTCGTTATGAGCAAGAATAATCCATTTTTTAGTGGAGTTACCTACTGTTTGTTGCATGAATCGCTGGATAAACTTAGCATAGTCACCCCATCCGACTTGAGTATTGGACATATTGTCAATAACTTCAGAGACGAACATTTTCATCAAGAAGTTAAAGCCATCAAGTACACAATATTCGATGTTAGGCATTTCTTCTACTGCAGCAAAGAATTCTACTACTTGGTCTGGATGAGTAATAGCATCTGTTGTAGTAGTAAAACGTTTAGCCCAAATAGGGGTTTTACCGGCTTCACAACAAATGTAAGCTACAGATTTAGGATTAGGGTGATTTAAGGCTAAATTCCGCAAACTAGTAGTTTTACCAGTTGCGGTTAAGCCTGCGATTAAGATGTGATATGCAGACATTAAATTTCCTTGTATCTATTTTTGATTGAAGTAAACACCGTTGATTGAATCTCAGATTCATCCAATGGGTTGTCTATTTTATCATTTAATTGATATAACTTCTCTAGAATTTCATCTGGTGTAAAACCATTGTCTAATAGCATAAAGCCATACTTAGCAAAGGTATTATTACGTGAACCATCTTGCATTCTAGAAGCGAACCATCTCTCTAGAGCAGTTAAGTTTTGTAGAGATACCTGAGCTTTACGGTATTCTGATTCTCGACTGGTTCTAGGGATAAATGGTAATACATCAAATAATTGACCAGAATTTTTATAGATAGTAGTACCGGATGTACAAGCCCATTTACGACTACGTTGGAATGTACCTTCATCTAGTTCAAATGGACACCATTGAGCAACGTTTTCCATGAATTGTTTAAATTCATCAGCATCTAGTTTAAGTACATAATTAGTCGGTAAAATAATACGGAATCTATCTTTGGTTTCACCATGCTCATCTGGGACTTGATGACGTTTGGTAGTATGAATAATGTATTCATAATCACTTAATAGATTCTGTACTGCTTGAAGGCTGATACCTCCATCTACATCAAGAACTACGCAGTTAAAACCTTCTTCCATATCTTTTTCAGAACGATGACCGTTCTTAGTGTGATGGTTCGTCCAGTTAAAACCGCCTTCAGGTAATAGCGTATCGAAATCTTTTTCCCAATCAATTTCGACATTTTCATACCCTTCTGCATAATCATCTGAATAAGCACAAATGATTCGAGATAGGTCTGTTTCTTTTAAGCTTTCACCTGTAAATAGTTCTACACCATCTCTAAACGTTTTCTTGATAAGAATATTATTCTTATAGCCATAAGCAATAGCCATGTTCATCAGTTCATTCTTGGCTGAAACAGAGCCTTTATAGAATGGTAAGTTAGTAGTTAAATCTACTTGAGTTACTTCTTTACCATCCAATGAACCAATAAATTTAGCAAGACGCTCATATGGTTTTTCACGCTCTAACATTTGACGAAGTGATTCACCACTGTCTTCTGCAAAGCGAATAGCTTGATGTAAATCATCAATAGACATATCTAAACTTCCACGAAGGAAAGTATAGGCTGCTGCAAGTTTAAGAGCTTTAAAATATCTATGTGCCAATTCAGCTCTATAAACATCTTTATGTTCAGGAATATCCTGAGCACGATTCTCACAATCAATACGGTAACGTAATAATTCGATTGCAACATTTTCTGGTACAGTTACTACTGAACCAATTAAACCAGCTTGACATAAGCGTACCATTTGTCCAGAAATACGTTTAATTTCTGCATCTTGGTTCACTGCTGTTAAGCGTTGGTATAATTCTTCTGGTGTAAATTCAGTAATCGTACTAGATTTAGTAGATGATGCGAAGAAGCTACGTCTAGCGTAACCTGCTTCTAATAGTTCGAAGAATTTTTCTTCAACTGCACCGCCATCTAAAAGTTTGGATGGAGTACCAAACATTA